TTAAGGAGGAAACATGGCAAGACAGAAACCAAAAAATCTCTACCCGGTGAAAGATCTGGCAGCCGCCAACAAGGCTTTGGCCGAAATCGCCGAACTGAAGCGGTCCATCAAGGCCCAGGAAGCCGCCATGAACGACGAGATTGACAGGCTCAAGGCAGAGACCGAGGCGGCTGTTGCACCCCTGCAGGCCAAGATGGCTTCTCTGGAAAACGGGTTGCTGGCGTTTGCAGAGTTCAACAAGGATGAGCTGTTTGTGGACAAGCGGTCCAAGGACCTGGACTTTGGGAGCCTGGGCTATCGGCGGTCCAAAGAGATCAAGCCCATGCCCAAGAAGACGTTGGCCATGGTGCTGGGCAAGCTCAAGGAGCTGGGATTTACCGAAGCCATCCGGGTCAAAGAGAGCGTGAACAAGGACGAACTCTCCCAGTGGTCGGATGAAAAACTGGCACTGGTGGATGCCAGGCGGGTTGAGAAAGACACATTCTGGTACGAGGTGGCCGAACATGAGATCAAGGGGAGGGTGGCATAATGGCGCTTACAGACCAGGAGATAGAGGTCCTTGGACGGTTCCTTGAGTTATACGGAGATGCGTGGATCGAATACGCCTTCATGGCCGGTATGACCGTTAAAGATGCCGAGGAAACGCTGAAGAAGTTGCAGGATAGGTAATGCGAAATCCCGCCCCCATGCATGGGGGCGGGATCATCCGGGGGTGGCGCCCCGGGTCTGACGAGCAGCCTACGGAAAAGGAGGATAAATGCTATGCAGAAAGAAGCTGTTGGGCTGGTGGGTAGTCGATGGGATCTACTGCGAGGCAACCAGATTGTTGACCACGGAGCCGAAATTAACAGGCCCCCATGCGACCAGGCTGATCGATCATTCTGCGAACGGCACTGCTGCTGCTGGCACGGCACTTGGTGCGCGTGCGAATGCTTCCACTCAGCAGGACCGGACGGCGTAAAGCGATGTGCGTGGACGTATGATGACATCCGGGATCGGGCAATGAGAGACCAGATGGAGGCGCGGGGATGAGCAAGCGAACACCGGAAAGCTTCTCCAAGCCAGTCTTGGTGCGATGCATACGCAAGCACATTGGCTTATCCATAAAAATTGAAGAACTTGAGTACATTGAGAAGCAGCTCAAGATGGATGCTGCAAAGGCAACGATGGACGATGCGATTAAAAAGATGAAGTCGTACCCAGTCGCTTCTTCGGCATACTGGAAGCACAACGAACGCTTTGACCGTGCCAGAAAAAAACTCGAGAAGCTGATGGGGTTAAAATCATGAAGGCAACATGCCCCCACTGCGGAACATACGGACCAATCGAATTGTTTTTGGCCGATGCGGACGCCAAAGCTGCCTGCAAAATGGTTGATGCCCTGCCCGGCGAGTTGCCCAGGTTGATCTGGTCCTATCTTGGCCTGTTTCGGAAGCCCGGATCTCCCCGGGCCATGACCTGGTCCAGGGCCCTGCGCATTATCCGTCAGCTGGACGGATACATCCGTGATCCACGCACCCAGTGGAAAGGAGGCCGCGTTGTTGACAACAGGCCAGAATACTGGGCGGAAGGCATCAAGGCAGTAATGGAAAGGGATGCCCATGGGAAGCTGAAGCGGCCCCTGGATGGACACAACTACCTGCGAGCCATCGCATACGAGATTGCCGAGCGCAATTTTGAAACTGCCCACAGGAAAAAAGAAGAGGCCCTGAGGTATGCGCCAACAGACGGGAGAAGGGTTGTCAGCGCAGACGAGCGGGCACGGATTGAGGAGCAGGAGTTGGAGGCGAACAGACAGCGTGCCATGGAACACCTGGCAAAAATAAAAGAACGCTTTGGATCGAGAAAATGAACCAGACAATATACGAAGAGGCTCTGACCACATTTGGGTACAAGCACAGATTGCTCAAGGTGGCGGAAGAGGCCACGGAGTTGGCCACGGCTGCCCTGCATGTGTATGACGGTCGCGATGCTGTTGCAGAACTTGCAGAAGAGGCTGCTGATATGGAGATCATGTTGTCTCAGCTCCGGGTGGAGATCGGCGACAAGATCGACGAACAAAAGGTTGGTAAGCTGGTACGGCTGAGAAAGACGATTGATGGCTTCAATGGTACATGGAAGACAACTGGAAATGACATAAAGCATTTGGAAGGTTGATATTTGACCACCGCCTCCATGCGTTCACGGGGGCGGCAATCAAGGATCAACAGGAGGAGGACGGGATGTCAAAACGCAGATCATTGCTGGCAAAGATTCACATTGCGAAAAAAGAGCTTGGCATGTCGGATGACCAGTACAAAGCCGTGCTGGCCGAGCGTATGGGCGTTGAGTCGGCCTCGGAGTTGTCAGGCAGGGATCTGATCCGCCTGGTAAGGGTCATGGAGGACATGGGATGGGCGCCAAAGCGATCAAGGACAGGTGCGCTGCCTGACGACAAGGCAAGGCAAATCAAACGCATCTGGGCTCAATGCTACTCTCTTGGGAGGCCTGTGCCGTCGTACGCAGACGGCCTTGCACGCAAGATGTGGGGTGTGGACAGGGTTGTCTGGTGCAGTCATGACCAGTTGCAGGCAATAACATCCGCGTTGGCCTACCAGCAGCGTCGCGAGGGGGCTGAAACACGATGAGCCTCAGGGATGAAATCGTTGCCAGGTATGGGTCTGTCTATAAGTTCTGGAAGTCCCATGCCGATGAGTTGCCCAGCAAGGGAGTTGTGTATCAGGTGGCTGGCGGGAATTATGCCGGGGACCAGGCCGGGCATGAACGAAAGATGAGGGCGATCATGGACGGACGCAAGGCCCCTACGGAGACCGTGGACAAAATTTACGAGGCCATCCGGAACGTGGCCTGCACCAGGTGCCCTGATCGCCATGCACCAGGCCCCCGGTGTGCCGGATGCTTGGAGCTGTTCCGCATACAGGCCCAGGCTGTGTCTGACGTACTCAAGAGATGATGGAGACAGCATGATCCCGGAGATTTACCAGGAAATAGCAGCGGTTACCGACGAGACAACGGCCCGCAAGATAGCCGAGCTGTTCCAGGGTTGCCAGGTGTATTTCCCCATGTGGGATCGTACGGAAAGGCAGCGAAAGCGGGACATGGCCATCTATCGTGACAGGATGGCCGGAATCGACATTCAGGAGCTTGCAAAAAAGTATGGCCTTACAGAACGGCGCATCAGGGCGATCATTAACGATGCTGCGCCAAAACAGCGCCGTCTGCCGATTTGATTGCCTGGTTTTGATTTTTGCCTTGCACGAGCGTAAGGCAGTGGATATTGGTCATCGAAAAAGGAGGTTGGGTAAAATGAAAAGGTTGTTTTTTTTGTTTGTTGGTGCAGTGTTTCTGGCGGCTTGTTCGAGTCCGTATGTTGGGAAAAGGGTGCTGATTAACTCCTCTCCTATCAGCGACAGATCGTTGCCGTACAGCATGCAAGATTGTAGCATTTACGGTGTGTTTAATACTGTCTTGTCAAAGAACGGCGAAGAATATTGCATCGATGGAACCGTAGACTGGACGCATGACGAAAAGTGTCACCACATTCATAACAGCAGGATTATTTTCTTCCTGGTAAATGGAGAGACAGTTGTCGACACCGTAACCTGTACCCTTTCCGGTCGAACGACAGATACACTTCGATACCATCGGACGTTTACGACAGATGTTTCTTTTGACGGCTTGGCCCTAGGGAAATGGTCGTTTATGTATCGACCAGAATAGCAGGTACAATATTGCCGAAACGAACCCCGCTCTCAGTGTATGAGGGCGGGGTTTTCTCGTTTTTTCTGCAAAAAAATCACTGAACCCGCTTCATTTCACCAGTTCATGTCTGACGGCTAAACCAGGCCGCATGTACAGACCAACATACTTCGCCCTTCACGAGCTTGTCCCCCGTGCCGAACTTGATCGGTATGGCGAACGGCTCTGGAACGTGTATGACGACCGTATCCTGCGAGCAGCAGACAAGCTGCGTGATAAGTTTGGACCCATGGTCGTAAATGACTGGTTTTATGGCGGGACAAATCAGTACCGAGGGTTTCGTCCTGCAGGATGCGATGTTGGAGCCAAGTTGTCCCAGCACCGCTACGGACGGGCATTGGACCTGATACCCATGCGGGCCCCGGCAGAGACGATCCGCCAGGCTATCATCGAGGACCTTGAAATGGTGCGGGATGATGATGGGACGTTCCTGGTTACAGCCATGGAGGCAGACGTTTCCTGGTTGCACATAGACTGCCGCAATCACGATGTGGCGCGATATGGCATCAAACTGTTTGCAGCATAACGGAGGAAGCCGTGGATATAATCAATTGGATCATAGAAAACTGGGTGGGTATTTTGGCGGCTGCAACGTCTGTTGTGACCGCTGCCAGCCTGATCACCAAGCTGACAGACACCCCTGCTGACGATGCATTTGTGGCCAAGGTATACAAAGTCATTGAAGCGCTGGCCCTGGTTACTGGCAAGGCCAAGCAGCAGCCCGGGGAAAAATCAGCAACCTCGACCACCAAGACATCTGTCCTTTTTCTGCCGATGCTTTTCAGCGTCGTGATGCTCGTCAGTATCGCTTGCGGTTGCTCGGTAAACATGACGCCCAGGGAGCGAGCGCAGTCAACAGGGTATGAGGTCGGGCAGGCATATCAAGAGCTGTACGCAAACTATGTTGCCACCGAAGAACGATTGCAGGCGGCAGGAGAGACAATGCCAGCAGAGCTGGCCAAATCCATGGACGCCCTCAAGCGATCAATCATCGCATACAACGACATGGTCATTGTGTGGGCCGGGACCAATGCAACAGACACTCCAGAGGGCCTCAACGCCCTGGGGGCTGATATTGCACAACTCATATCAGACATCAGCACAACGTTGATGTCTCTGTCTATACAGGGGGAATGACATGGCCATATCACCTGCTACTGTTGATCTGATTGTCGCCTTGATTCCTACGGCCACACGCCTTGCAGGTCAGGTTGTTGATGCAGCCACCAAGCTGGCTGACGAAGGGTACGAGGTGCCCGGCATCGATGACCTGCGCAAAACCAACGAGGCCCTGAGGAATCTTCCGGACCTCGCACCGGAGGAGTAATGGACGCATCAACCGCAGCCGCCATGGGTGCGCTGGCTCAAATCGTTGCCGCCTTGGGTCCGTGGGGCATTGGAATACTTGTTCTTGGGTTGCCACTTGTAATGCCTTTTGTGGTCATATTTTTATCCGCAACCGCGTTCAGAAGACAGGCCGATCTGCTTGAGACATATCGCGCTGATACAACGCGCATACTTGAAGAATACGGCAAGTCAGTTGATGCAATATCCACGTATTACAAGAACAACGTCCTGCTGGTCGAGGGATACGAGCGGGTGTGTAGAGATTTACATTCCGTAGTGGTCCTGAATACCCAGACCATGCAGCGACTGTGTGACAAGGTCGACGCGATGCAGTCCAGGAGGGTGGCATGAATAGTGAGCGGGCAAAATACCTGGGGAGAAAAGCCGAGCTGGAAACCGACATCAAGCGAATGGAGATCCGGGCAAACGGCATGATTGAGACCATCCGGTCAAACCTTGATCCAACTGCAGACCTGGCAGACCTGGATATTGAAGCGGTGGCTGTTACCGCTGTGGAGCTGTCTGATCTGCACCTGAAGTATCTGTCCGACCTGAAACGGTTGCGCAAGGTCAAGGACATCCTGGGGGAATAATGGGCTGGGAGCACGATCCTGAAACAGTATGGCGAGCGCAGGAGCTCTACTGCGTTGACCGTCTGTCGTATGACCAGGTCTCCGAGAAGACCGGTGTCGCTGCGTCCACGCTCAAGCGGTGGTCCGAAAAATACGGATGGCGAGAAAAGCGGGAAGAAATCGCCCTGGCCGAGTCGGAGATTCGTGCGGATTTCGTCAAGGCCCGGTCCAGGATGCTCAAAAAGCTGATCGTCGACCAGGGGGCACAGGATGCCTTTGCTGTTGCCAGCCTGGAGAACCTGGCATTGGCAAAAGAGAAAGCGGCCAGGGAAGGCGCTGGCGAAAAGGCCAGGCGTGCCATGCCTCTACGGGAGATCAAAACAACCGAGGATGCTGTGTCCGCCCTGGGCGAAGCAGTGGAAGCCAAGCTGAACATGATGCTGAGTGACCCGGGTCAAGTCGATTTCAAGTCGATCAAAGAGTTGCGTCAGGCAATGGAAATGATCTCACAGATGCGGGCGCAGACGAACGCAGACGGGCGTGAATCTGCCCGGGCAAACGGGCTGTCGGTTGAGAGTGCGAATGCATTTAGGAAGCAAATTCTGGGGATTCAATAATGAGCAGCATGTTGGACATCAGCGATCTTGACCGGGCACCAGCGGTCCTGCTGCCCTATCAGCAAAAGTGGGTGGCTGATACGTCCGAGGTCAAGATCGTCGAGAAATCCAGGCGTATCGGGATCACCTGGGCCGAGGCGTCTGATGACGTGCTTGTAGCGGCCACCGAAGGCCGGGACGGTATGGACGTGCTGTACATCGGATACAATCAGGAGATGACCAGGGAGTACATCCAGACATGCGCATGGTGGGCCAAGCAGTTCGCCAAGGTGTGTTCGGACATCGATGAATTCGTGTTCAAGGACAAGACGGATGATGGTGACAAGGATATCGCGGCCTTTCGGATCACCTTTGCGTCTGACCATCAGATTGTCGCTCTGTCTTCCCGGCCTACCAACCTTCGTGGACGTCAGGGCCGGGTGGTCATCGACGAAGCCGCATTTCACGACGACCTGGCAGGGCTCATGAAGGCGGCCCTGGCCCTGCTTATGTGGGGCGGTCAGGTGGTGGTCATATCTACCCATTTTGGCGACTCCAACTATTTTAACCAACTGATCGAGGACTGCCGGGCCGGACGTCTTCCATACTCCGTGCATCGGTATGACTTTGACGAAGCTCTGGAGGATGGGCTGTATGCTCGCATTTGTCTGGTACGGGGTGAAGAGTGGTCTGCTGAAAAGGAAGCTGATTGGCGCAATAAGATCATTGCTTCGTATGGAGACGACGCCGACGAAGAACTCTTCTGCATCCCGTCCCAGGGCGGCGGTGCGTATCT